GACGCTTCGCGCGATTGCGCCCAGCCTCTAGCGCATCGGCGACGTTTGTCGGCCGATTCAGTTCCTCGCGTTTGAGCGCCTCGGATTTCGCACGCGCCCAGCTGGCGCCGGCGTCACCGCCCCAAAGCGCCCACGCGATCCGGCCGGCGGAAGGATAGCCGTCCTCACCAGGAGAGAAGCCCGTGCCCTGCTTGTCGACCTCGTGCCGCGCAAAATACGAGACCATCCGGCGCACGGTGTCGGGCGATAGGTTGGACTTGTTGGAGATGTCGCGCGCGCGAGCGACGCCGACAGCGGTGCCGCCGCGGTTGAACTTCTCGCGCCACTCTAGGCCGCGCTTGGCCTCGGCTGCCATCGCATCGGTTGGCGTAAGGTCAACGTTCGCGAAGCGGGCAAGCTCGGCCGGCGTCGGAGGCTGGTCCGGCGTTTCGTCCTCGGGAGATGCGGTCGATTCGGCCTGCGCCTCTGCGGCAGCGCTCGCCACGTTGTCGCCCGTAGCGGCAGCAGCAGCCGGCGTGCTCGGGAGCGAATTGGTCACGAGGCGAATCGCCGTCTCGGGGATCTCGTAGCGCTCCGAGAGCTCCTTGACGTAGCTCGCCTCCGCAGCGATCTGCTCGAGCCGCGTGAAGGCATCGGTGCCCTGCTCGGCCGCGATCTCTTGAAGAGACTTCGCGCCCTGGCGGTTCTCGTTCAGATTGGCTTGGCTCTCGCGACCAACGTCGATGGTGAGCTTAGGCGGGAAGCGCCACTCGCCGCGGGTCGCGCGCTTGAGCGCCTGCACCGGCGTTTCGCCAGCGCGAGCAGGAGGCGCCGGGATTTCTCCGCGGGCGATGGCGTCGAGGATGACCGCGTTCTTGATCGGGTCGAGCACCTTGTCCACCAGCACGCCTTGATGCCGCGCGAACACGCGGTCGGCCGCGGCGAACTCCGCGCGCACGCTCGGGCCGGCGTAATCCTGCGTGCCGAAGAGGACGCCCTTCGGGATGCCGACGGCGATCGAGAGCTCGTGCATCAGATGCGCGATGAAGCCCGTGAACGCCGTGCTCGGCCGCGCCGGCATCGTCTCGACGCGATCAGCCTGGCCGAGATACTTAATCATCCCGACCTCGGAAAGCTCGTTTTTCTGCTGCTGGCCGCTGGGCAGCGTCGCGCTCGGGGTCGGCGTGAAGAGGTTGCGCGCGTTGGCCGTGCCGCGGTCCGTGAAGACGAGCGCAGCCTGCTGCGAGGCGAAGCGCACGCCGGCCTTCTCGGCCTGGAGGATCTCGTGCAGCATCCGCGCCGTCTGGATCGCCGCGTGAAAGTCGGTGACGCCGCGGTACTGGTCGACGCGGAAGGGATCGAAGTAGTGGCAGAAGTTGCCGGCCGGAACGTCCTCCGCGCCGAAGTAAACGCCCTCGCGCGTCACGCGGTAAATGCGATACGCGACCGGCACGCCGAACTCGTTCGTGATGACGCCCTCGAAGTAGTTCTCCGAGTCGAGCCCCATCTCGTTTGGATTGCCGATGCGGGTCGCCGGCACCAGCTGGAGCTTCAGCCCGTCGCCCACGCGACGGATGACGAAGCCGCAGTCGCCATCGACCGGCCGGTTCTCCGCGGCCAGCTGCACGAGCTTTCGGAACGAGTTGCGGCCCGTCGCGTCGGCCTGCTTGCACCACGAGTGGAACCACTCGTTGACTGTGGCGTTGTAGTCGCGGTCTCCGGTCGTTGCCGAGTATTCGGTCGGCGTGAGGTAATTGCCGAATTTGCGCGAGACCTCCTTAACCTCGGGACAATTCTCGACCAAGTTCCGCGCCTCCCACATCATCACCACGCGCTCGCGCACCGTCTGCGAGGACTCGCTCGGTTGGCCGTACTGCATCGGCGCGTACAGCCGGTTCGTCTGCGCGGCGTTGTAGGAGAACAGCGCGGTCTCGACGCGAGCCTGGAGCCGGCGCAGCGCGGCCTGCGGCGCGATGGTCTCGAGCGCCCGCTCGAACCACGGCCGGTTGCGGATGACTGCGGTGGCGTCGAAGGTCTGCATAATCAATTGCCCGTGAAGCTGACGAACGTCGTGTCGGTCGTGTCGCCGTTCTGGTACTCGATGGCCGAGACGATGTCGCCCAGCATCCTGTTGAGCGTGTTAAGATCGGCGCGCGTCACGCTCTTGCCGTTGAGGCTGTAGCTCGTGTTGAGCAGACAAGCCTGGATCGCGTCCAAGACCTTGGACTTGAGCGTTGTCAGCGTCGCAACGTCAATGTCGAGAAAGGGATTGTCTGCCGCCATAAAAGAGCGGCCGCCGTCAAAAGGTTTTTTGACGCCACGTAATGCTACGACTTTGACGGGGTGAAGCGGATGATGCCCGCGATGGTCGCCATACAAAGCAGCATCGCGCTCGTGTCCAAGCCGTGGTTTGGCGCGTTGCTCCTCACCTCCCTCCATTCCCAGACGCCCGTCCGCACCTCGACCTTCGCCTCGCCCTTGAGGTGCTCGAGGTAGAGCGGGTTAACGTCGCTCGGCAGTTCCCAGCGGAGATCGCCCTTGCCCTCGAGCGCAGTCGCCAGCGTGTCTTTAAAGTAGTCGCCGGACCAGTTGTAAAAGTAGACGTCCCCGCCGCGGTAATCGCTCACCTGCGGATCCGAGAACGGGAAGTTGACCATCTGCCCGGTCGCCTCGTCTCGCATCGTCCACGTCCGCCGGCCATAGCCGCGCATCGAGCGCCAGCCGAACTCCGCGCAATCGCGGTCCACATCCGCCGGCCGGTAGCCGCGATCCTGCGCGACGCACGCGCTTGATACCTTAAACCGCTCCTGGAGCGCGCGCAGCTGGTCCCGCGTGTCGATGCGGCCGAACCACAGCTGCCGATAGCGCGGCCCCTGCGCCGTGCTGAACGCGCCGACCTCGACCCAGAAGTGATCTTGCTGCCGGTCAATCGCGAGGAATCGGATCGCCTCGTCGGGGATCGACTCGCCCTGCGCGTAGTCGGCGAGCTTGTAGCCCGAGTCCTTGAGCAGCACGTTGACCGCTTTCTTCTCCACAATCCACGGCAGCGCCTGCCGCTTCGTCCGAAACTCGATCTTCGCCTGCTCGTCGCCCGTGCGGACCAGCTGGTTTTCGGCCTGGAGAAACTCCTCGACTAGGAGCCGCATCGGTCGCGTCACGATTGCCTCTAGCCGGAACGAGCGCACCTCCCGCGTCGCCGCAGGATTCATCGGCACGAAGCGCCCGGTCTTTGCCCAGCCGGCGCGGGTCGCGTCGTTGTCCGCGGACTCGTGCCCGCAGGAGATGCAACGGAAATGGCACGTCTCGACCGCGCGGCCCACATCCCACGTTTCGTCATCGCGTCGCGCCGCTCGGTCCCAGATCACGCCGCCGCGCTGCTCCTTGCTTAGAACCTCGAAGGCAACTGGAAGCACCTTGCGGCAGCCTGGGCACTCGGCGTGCCACTCGCCTTGATCGCCCGAGCGGAAGCTCGTGTCCTCGACGTTGCCAGTTTCCGCGTCCATCACCGGCGCTTGGCTCGCGTTGTAGATCTTCGAGCGCCCGACCTCCTCGAACTTGGAGACGCGCGCCACCGCGTGGCCGTAGATTTCCTGCCACCGCGGAAGCCAGAGCTCGTCGTTGATTTTGTAGCGGATCGATTGGCTCTGCTGCGTCGATAGGTTCGCCGCGTTGAGCGTCACGAAGAAGCCGCCAAAGAAAATCTCCGTCGTCGTCCGATGCGGCCCCGGCTTCGGCAGCATTGCGGCCACCGGCCGGCATCGCTCAAGAAGCGGCCACAGGCGCGTCTTCGCGTGCTTCTCCACCATCTCGTCGGTCTGCATCGTCCAGCTGATCGGGCCGGGATCGTTCGCGATTATCCACGGCAGCCAGACGTCGGCGACCAGCGTGCCGCCGATCTGCACCGCCTTGCGAAAGTGAACGCGCCGGACCAGCGGGTTTTGCAGCGCGTCGAAGATCGGCACGAGCCAAGGCGAGAGCCTTACATTGAACGGCCCCGGCGTCGCGTAGGATTCCGGCAGCTGAACGTGCCTCCGCGCCCAGTCGTAGATCGGCGAGCGGTCCGGCCGCGGAAGGCGGAAGCCGGCGAGGAGTTGCTCGGCGCTCATCGCTTCTTGCGCGGCCTCCCGCCCTTCTTGCCGTTCAGCTTTGCGGCCTGAGCTTTCGCCACCGAGCGCGCGAGCCCTCCGCGGCGCCCCAGCGCAGCCATCACGTCGCGGACCATCTCAGGCGTCGGCAAGCAGTTCATCAAGCAAGGTCACGAAGGCTCGCTCGGCGACTGCGGGGACGACGCCGTTTCCGAGGAGGCGCAGCTCGTCGACTCGGGAATCACCGGCGACGCACAGCTGGGCATAGTCCAGCCCACCGGCAGGCCCATCAGCGTTTCGACCCAGCGCGGGTTGAGTTTGCCGCCTGTCTGGTGCTGCAAAAGCACCTGACGTTTTGATTGTTTGTCCTTCGCCCCAGAGGTCGTCTGCCCGCCATTCGGTGGACGCGGCGTTGCCCAAGCCTGCACCTGGCTGCCAAGCTTCGGCCACTTCGTCCCGTCTTGCCCCACTTGATAGCCGACTTGATTCTTGGCTTCGGGCGTTGCCCACGACGCGGGGCGGCTCCCATCCGAACTGGGGCTGGCCGGGGCGGCTAGGCCAAATCCTTTCTGCACGTCCCTTAGTTGCACACGATGCGCTGCTCGGTCCGTCGATGCTGCGCAGTGCACATCGCTGGTTTGCGGTGTCGGCCAATTCGATTCCGGCTTTCCCGATTTTATCATCGGCGGACGATTCGGCAGTCCCACAATCGCAGGATGATTTGAAAGGCACCTCTGCCCGTAGTTCGCCTGACAGCCTATCTTCCCGCCATCCGCAGTTGCAGGAGTCGGCCAATTCTGAACCGTTACAACCGCTTGATCTAGCGTCCTCATCGCTCGACTCCTCCCGTCGGATGCCATCATTGAGTCGGGATGATAAGCCCCCTTGTAATCCCGAGCCGAAGCGGTCGGCCAAGATAAAGAGCCTTTTTCTCTGATGAGGCGCGCCAATTTCAGACGCTGAGAATATGCCCCACGACACTTTGTAACCCAACTCTTCCAGGTCGCTGATGACTGTTGAGAGTCCCAGCGTAATGTGTCCTTCGACGTTCTCGAAGAAGCACAGCCTGGGTCGCAGAATTGAAATTCCATCTGCGATGTAGGGCCAGAGGTGGCGAGGATCTTCTCGGCCGAGTCGCTTCCCGGCGCTGCTAAATGGCTGGCACGGATAGCCGCCTGAGAGCAGATCCACTCGGTCGCGAAGTTTTTCCCAAGGGAAAGACTTGAGGTCAGGCCAGATCGGAGCCGCGTCAATCTGCCCGCCTTCCATTCGCGCAAGTAGCAACTCGCACGCGAAGGCTTCGATCTCCGAATAAGCGATTGTTCGCAGATTCGGGATGCAGCGATGCAGTCCGAGGTCGATGCCGCCGTATCCAGCGCACAGGCTGATGTGAGTGATTTCGGGATGATCCATATCATAGTCGTTGTTCGATCATCTGCAAAACCTAAGCCGCTTGGGCTTTCAAGCTTAATCTTCCGTTGCGCTCTTCTTGATCGCCTCCGTCTCAAACCGCGCAAGGTTGCCCGCGATCACCTCGCGGATCTCGTCCAGGATTAGCCCGCCTTCCACGTTCGCCTCCGCGGCTGACTTGCCGGCGACGCGCGGGCCGAGCTCGACCTCGAGCTTCAAGCGCAGGAGCAGATCGAGCTTCTGCGAAAGCAGCTGGA